AGACCTGGTTTTACCTTTGTATATTGCCCAGCTCCAATAATTGTTTCATCAATTAAATCATAATCATTTTGCCAGACCTTAATTTTCATTTTGCCAGACTCAACGTAGAATCCATTCCATTTGTAACGATGCAAATGTTTAGAGCATACACCACCCGCTTTCATTTCAATACGATGAAACTCTAATGCACCATTAGCTTCAATAAGCTCAGTGGTACCCCATACTTTACCTGCTTTCATTTTTTAGTCTCCGTAACTGCAATAATATAAAATCCAATAATAATCAAAGCCAATATGCTTATGGCTGTTCCTAGTTCACCCATATTTAAACCTCTCTATTCCGTCAATAACTCTTTCAAAATCTTTTAAATGCAACATATTCGGTCCATCGCTTGGAGCATTATTAGGATCGGGATGTACTTCTAAGAAAAAGCTAGTGATCCCGAGAGCAGCGCCAGCACGACAAAGACTTGGCACATAACTACGATTTCCACCACTGTGGGTTCCTTCACCTCCTGGTAGTTGGACCGAGTGAGTAACATCATAAACAAATCTGCTACCAAGATCAGAAAGGAGATCCCGCATGCCAGTGAAATCATTAATAAGGCGTCCGTAACCAAAACTTGTACCTCTCTCAGTTATCCACACTTCTTTAGCTCTGCGATCTTCTGTTTTACTTAATATACCTTTTACATCGCTTGGAGCCATAAACTGACCCTTTTTGATATTGATAGCGTCAATATTCATTTTTGCTACACCAGTAATGAGATCTGTTTGTCTGCACAAAAATGCTGGTATTTGAACAACGTCTACGCTACCATTTCTTTCTATGTCTCCAATTTGCCAACGTTCATGGACGTCTGTAAGTATTTTAACTCCAAGTCTCTTTTTTATTTCTTTAAAATCTCTTAGAGTTTGGAAAAATGATTCCCATGGACTAGAATGCATCCCTCTTGTACTATCAATATGTGTGCGATTTGCTTTGTCAAAACTTGCCTTAAAGATATATTCAAAACCGTATAGATCACACACACGTTTACATTCACTAGCGATTTCTAATGATTGCTCAAGTGACTCATGCTGACAAGGTCCTGCAATAATCCTCACTGTATCACTCCATTCTTATATGCATACTCTAATGCATTATTGGCCTCTGTTTCCATTGGCCTGTTCTCATACCAGTTACCAGTCTCTTTGTCAAATTCTTGGCATAACATTACTATTTGTTGAGCTGTAATAGGATAGCCACGTTCTACGGCTTTACCAGCAATGGCTATCATAATACGGTACATTTGTCTATACCAACCAGTATTTGAAATTGATATGTATTCAGCGGCAAGAGACTTTGGCCAAAATGGACAATCTCTATAACCAGACCAAACATAATCAGTATTATTTAGCTTGGTTTTACGGTACTCAATTATCTGTTCTTTCCAAGCATCTGGTAGTCTATCTAAAAAGTCTTTACTATTTTGTTTTTCGTTGTATTCCCATTTGGCCATCAAGGCATCAGGTTCAAGTGCAGAACCGCTGTTAGAGAATACAAAATTATTAGCACCATCATAATTTGCAGGGACGTAATACATACGAGACAAATCCTTAGTCTGTTTGTCTCCGATCGCTTCGAACTCGGAGTTAAGCGCAAACCAGAAGTGTTTGATACGATCTGCCGATATTGCTTCAGACATTGGGAATACAAGTCTAAACTTTGGTACAGAACTAGTGCTGCTAGCAGTGCTGTAACAAATAAAAGTGTAATGCCCATATCTGGATTTAAGTTCACTTTCTAGATCTCCTTTAAACTCATGATCATCAACATCAATAGCACACCAAGATCCCCAAGTAACAACGTTCTTGTTTGCCCTAGTTGTATTAGGTAAGTAAGTAGCCGGTGATATAAGTTCAGCATCGAGTTTTCCTTTTAACTGACGTTCTGATAATTTATATATGAATTTCTCAAAGCCAGCCCAATTATCAAAGTCAAGCCGTCTATGAGTTTTGTTGTCATATCTACTTTCAAATATCGTAAGAGAGTACATTATCCAAAAAATTCTTCCAAAGTTGCAACCGGTTCTGGTGTCCAGTCAACAGCATCCAGAATAGGTTTGAGTGGTTCAATAAAAGTCTTCTCAAACATTATACCATAGTCAACATGCTGTTGTAAACCAAATTCTTTCGGAAGAATACCAGGAAATGATATGACATTTTCTTTGATAGGATTAGGCGTCTTTAGATAGACAAACTTAATCTTTTCGCCATTCTTGATAGTTTCATATCGTTTCGTTAGATTATTTTGTTTTAGGTAGTGGTTATATAATAACGAACCACGGACATGAATTGGAGTACCTTTACCATAGATTTCTTTACGGTCTTTCCATTTGTCAACTTCAGAGACGCCACGTGGAAATGCAACAGCTTCAGGTGGAAGTTTACTAAACTCAGACTTGAAATTAGAAATGAATTTCTGTGTATCTGATTCAGTGCCATTGATAATCACTTTGAATATTTCTTTGAACTTATCACGGACCACTTCAGGCGTAGACGACTTAATAGCCTCAATACCCATCATCTTGAGTTTAGGCTCAGCGTACTGGACACCCTCTGAGTTATGCACATTCAAAATATATCGTTTCTTTGCTGTCCAGATTCCACGATCAGCAATCACTTCACGAGCCATTTCCATACGTGGAGCGTATCCATTCATTACATGATAGAATTCGTCATAAGACTTTGATAGTATTTTTTCAAAATGGTCTTGACAGATTTTATCTAAAAACTTTACAGGATCATTTGGATTAAACTTCTGAACCAGTGGACCCATGTTAATATAGACAGAGTCTGTATCAATTGCAATTACATAATCATCTTCAGTTTCTAGAAGCTTGTTCATCTCTTCGTTAATAGCTTTCTCTGCCCAACGAATCACAGTCTGACCAGTCAAGGTAACCGATTCAGCCAATGCGTTATCGAAATACTTGAAGTACTTGTTAGCCAAAGCGCCATATAAACTATTAAGTAGGATCTTAATAGCCATCTGGTTATTTTCAAGCTGATTGATCTTTGACTCTAGAGATTTATCTTTAGTCTTCTCATACTCAGACTGAGCATCTAACATTTGGCGTTTGATAGCTTTTCGTTCTGCGTAGTAGTCCACAATCAATTCAGGGATAATGCCCTGCTTCGACCGGTCAAAGGGCACACCAGATGAGGCGAGAGCGTATGTTTCATCAACTTGCCTTGTTCGATCATGGTCAAAAAGATAATAATCTACGCCTTGTGGAAAGCGTATGGTGTAATCTTTACATAGAGTCTCTGGTGAAATATTCTGTTGAACAATAATATTAGGATATAGAGAGTTCAAGTCGAAAGATACTACCCAATCATGAGCACCAACATGTGGATCTTTTACATAACCACCGGCAATTGACTTACGTTCAGATTCTGGATTACCAACCACAGCATACGGAATTTTATCAATTTGCTTTACTGGTGAAATAATCTTTTTACTTAACAACCGGCGATAGATAATCGATTCCCAGATGTTAGTAGTGCCAAAGGTATCACCAACATTGACGCCGCCTTTGTATGCCATAGTCAAAGCCAGAGAAATCAATCCCATCTTTTGGTCAATACGATCTACGAGTTGAACGTCTTTGATATTATAGTCAATAAACTTTTGGTGGTCTTCTTTGTATAGAGTATAGAGATTACCATGTTCTTCATATGATAGCTTACGTTCTCCAAGGACGACATAACCAATATGGTCTAGCTTGTAAGATTCTTGAGCACCATATGAATAACCAAACTTACGGAATAGCTCTAGATAATCTGCTTGTTGGATACCAACAATTTCATATCCAGGTTGTACACGTCCAGCAATTTGTTGATTACGTTCATTAATCATACCCCAAGGTGATAGTCGTTTTGCTGCAGTTTCGGAACCAATAAGAGTGATACGATTTACAATATAAGGAATATCAAAGAATCGAGAGTTCCAACCAGTAATTACGTCGGGATAATTCTTTGTCCAGTAGCCAAGAAACTTTGTAAGTAATTCCTCTTCAGTTTCGCAATAGTGATACTGAATGAGATCACCTTTCATATCAATCTCACTCTTTTCAGGATCATATGTATCCAATCCCCAGACTTGATAGACCGAAGATTTACTTGACTTCAGAGCAATTGAGATAATTGGATACGCAGCTTCTTCTGGTGTAGGGAATCCATCGTCAGAAGCCACCTCAATGTCAAAGTTAACTACATTAACATCTTTGATATTAAACTGAATGTCATTAGGAAACTTCTCAGTAATAAACTGGTGAATGTAATTTGTTGTGCCGAAAATCTTGAAATTATCAGTGCCTTCATACATTTCGATAAATTCTTTTGCTTCACGCATACTGCCGAAATCTTTAGCTTTTAAGTTATGGCCAAATAACGACTTAGTGTCTGATTCTTCCTTGATTGGTAGATATAGTGTTGGTTCGAACTTGTATTTCGTAGTGATTGGTGTGCCGTTGTCAGAATATCCACGGTACAATATTGAATTACCATAACGGTTGACTGATGTATAAAATGCCATAAAACCTCCAGTGTTGAGGCTATTCTATCATAATTTAGACTAATTGTAAACATGCTTCAGCAAATATTTTTCAGCACTTGGATGAACTGGCTTGTTACAACTTTTACAAGGTGAATAACTTCGTTGACCTTTTGCTAAATCTTGCTGGAATTGTTTTAGTTTTTCGTTTTGTTTGATATATGTATTTAGCGGTTGACTATATACATTCTCTAATATAGTTGGATTGAACCATTCATTACAGCATAGATTATAATCACCATTGTAGTTTATATAGATTACTGTAAATGGTTTTTCACAAAATAATCCAAGAACCGGGTGATGTGGATCATTATGTGTAAATTTATTTTCTACTGATCCTGCTCTATTATTATAAGAATTATTTAACTTTGTTCTTTTATCTACAATATGAAAATTGTATTTTTGTAAAGCTTCTTCAGGACTTAGTTTACTTTCATCATATATGCTGTAATCTACTTTATGCAATCTATTGATTTGATCTAAGTAACGATCAACACGATTTCCATTTGTAGATAGTTTTACTTTTAAGTGAGATAGTTTATCTAGAATCTCTCCAAACTGTGGATGTAGTGTAGGTTCCCCACGACCAGATAAATGTATTATGGGCTGATGTTCTAAATCTTTTATCTGCTCAACTATCAAATCAATAGTTTCTAAAGACATGTTTAGATTAGAGTTTGGATAGCCCTGACTGCGAGGACAAAACTCGCATTTCATATCACAAAGCTCAGTAATGTTAAGTTCAATCAAATAAAAGAAGGGCCGAAGCCCTTCTAATTTATTTCTTTTCAGAGACAAATTCATATAATTTTTCAGCTTGCTCTTTGATTTCCTCTGGCGTAATAGCCTTTGGTACATATTTCTTATATGCTTCCAATGCTTGTTCTGCATTGTCTTTATACATATCCATCATCTTGCGAGCAATTTCAAGTTGCATATCGTATTGTTTGTCCATAACATCTTTAGCCATTGCTAGGATATCTGTACGGATTTGATAAGGATTAGACATAATAATCTCCTGTGTCTGTGTTGTGATCTGAGGGGCCATGACAGCCCCTCCGCTAAGATTCTTCTGTTAGCCTTTCAGCTTTGCAACTTGCATCATGCAATTCTTAGCTAGGTCATGTTGACCTTGAATTGCAAAATGAGTAGCTGCTCTGCTATATCCAACTACTTCGCACCAGTTCATAAAACCAGCCCAAAGTTTTTGGAATCTTGAACGATGATCGATAGTGACTGTATCTACTAAAAAAGCCATTAGACAAATCCTCTTAAGTTAGGGTTAAAAGGAGTGATAAGATGTGATTGTTTCATATCTGCATCCTGTCTAGCTATAGAATAGATATCACCTCTTGAAATACCAATATCGTTCAATTCTGCATCAGTTAGCTTGCGCAATTCATGTTCTGTTTGTCTGATTGCTTTAGCCATCTGATAGTTATTAATTAGCTTCTTGAAGAAGTTGTTTAGTGTCTGTGTCATTTGTTAATTCCTCGTAATGACCGATTTCGATTTTACGAGGACGCAGTGCTTCAGGAACTTCATATTTCACATTAATTGACAATACTCCGTCCTTGATGTCTGCTCCGTTTACGTGTACGTGCTCAGACAGCCTAAAAGTGCGTTTGAACTTCTTCGTGGAAATACCACGGTGAATGTACTCGCGACCTTTGCTTTCATGTTCTCCAGTTACTGTCAATGTTCGGTCTTTAACTTCAATTGACAACTCATCTTTTGAGAATCCAGCCACAGCCAATTCGATCAAGTAATCATGATCACCAGTTTTTAAAATATTGTGGGGAGGATAATTATCAGTTGCATGTTTTGCTACATAATCTAATTCATTAAGTAGGTGATCAAAACCAACAAAAGATGAACGTGGAAATAGTGATTGTACGCCTGTCATTGTTTTCTCCTTTTTACAAGCAAGAATAAAAATGGAACCGGATCATTCCGCATTCCACTTTTATTTATATAGTTATTGTTATGCCAAATGTAAATAGCCGATATGCAAAAAAGTTCTACCAGCCAAAAGAAAATCCTACACGAGAACT